CATATAGCTCATATTTATCGTAGCCCAGCTCATCTTTTGTTTTTCGATGCTCTAATCGAGCTTTCATTTCTGGATTGTTAACGTATTCATCCCAATAGTAAGCCATCAATAGTCTCGCTTATTTTCCGCATCTAATTTAGCACGCAACAGTCTGATTTCTTCTTTGAGCTCTTCGTTTTTGTCTTTTGCATCTTGGAGCTCTTTAGCTTCACCATATTGTTTCGGTAATAACTTTGAAGCAAGCCATTTTCGCGTATCAATTCTAATTCTTGAACGAGCCGCGAATTCGCCATTAAATACTTCATACCCATCGTCGTTAATCTTGATATCACGCGAATCGTCGTCAGCAATATCCAGACACTCTTCCGCTAAAATATCAGCCTGAACAAGCTTTGCTTTCGCGTATAATGCAGAAAAGTCAGATATGTCAAGTCTCCACACACGAATAGTTTCAGCGGTAGGAAACTCTGGGTTTTTTCTGCAAATTGTTCGCAAGCCATCAGAAGTCGTTGAGACAACTTTACAAATTAACGCACCTAGTTCAGCCGTGTATTTTGTCGGCCTGCCCATTGGTTTAGGAGGCTGCTTCGGCTCGACTGACTGGCTTGCGCTTTTTCCCTTCTTTTTCGGCATCCTTCAAATCCTTTTTTTCAGGCGGGGCAGTTTTTACTTTTTCGTTTGCATCTTTTAAAGCTGCATCGAGTGTTTTGACTCGACCCACGCCATTACACATTGGACATTCGACTTCAATGCCTCCGGTGTTGGTATGAGAATAAGCCCCTCTTACCTTGTAAAGTTTCTTACGGCCTTTGCATCTCATACAGCGTATTGTTTGGTCAGTCATAATGTTAAATTGCTCCGTTTTTTTACATTACTTATCCACAGAAACAGTGGGTAACTCTGTGAGTTCAAGGCACTTAAACGTATTGTAGCTATGTTTGAGCTGGGAATCAAAAATTAGCCACAAGTATGGGAATATGTATGGGAATATAAATAAAAGTTAAAATATATTTGACATGGTAACAATACATGGTAACATAGGCTCATCAAGTAGGTATGACTAGGAGAAACAAAATGCACATCGAATTAAAACAAGTTTTTGGAATGGAAGTAAATTTCGCAGTTAAAATAAGCAATCAAACAAAATACGGCTTTTACATTACATACGAAGATGCTTTACACCGCGCACAAACCCTCTCACACAAAACAGGATTACCAATAATCGACTCAACTAAGGCCGCTTAATCGGCCTTTCCGTTCAATGGAGAAAACACAATGCAATGCTTATGTGAAAAAGGGTTTAAATGCTCGGTTTGCCAAGAAAAAGCTAAGCAAACAAAATGGGGATTAATTGAAATGACAAAAAATAATGGTCTTATCCTGGTTGAGAAATTCGATTCTAAGGAACAGGCCGAAGAAGAAATGGCTAACCAGATTAGCATATGGACGCATTGGAATATTCCTGGCTGTCCATGCCAGAAGAAATTTGCAATATTTGAAATTGGTGAATAAATAATTACAGGAGAAAAAAATGGCAATTAGGGGCATGATGGATGGATGGCATGGCGATGAAATGGAATGTAGAGGCCATTGCGGGCTTTGTGATGATTGCGAATCCGCAGCTGAACGTAGGGCAGACGATGACTATGAGATGTGGCGTGATGAACAGAGGAACTAACCCAGGAGTTTATATGGACGTTATGAAAGAAATCCTACCGATTGTTTTCAAACTGGTTGAAAAGAAAAAGTGCGCTATCAACGTTTCAAAAATAGATAATGAAGTGGTGGTCAATATCATTGAGCGTTTTAGAACACGTTGTTTCAAATCCGCTGATAGCCAGCGTCTTATAACAAACCTTAAGTATTATTTGCAAGCCTAAGTCATAGGGCGTCATCTTTTCTAGGTGACGCATCTTTTCCCATGAGTCTATCGAGCTTTATTTTTCTCAACATATTCGAGCAACCACAAATTCGCCCTTCTCCGTCCAATCCCTTGCGCGCTAGAGAAGTTTTCAGCCTCTTGCATCCCTTTGCTCCACTCCTCCAAATAACGCTCCAGAATCGTTTTAAAATCGACTTTAACGAATCCATCCAGACTGCGGTCAATAAAGCGATAATCATCAGCCAATAATTCATAGCCTCTCCGTGCACAGTATGCTTTAAAACTCCCTAACCTTCCCTTGCGCTGCATTGACTAATCTCCGTTTAGTAATGAAGCTTTCCCCCATCATAACGTTTTAATTTGCCATTGCTATCTTCATACGTTCGTTTTGGCCTTTCCCTTTCTAAGAATTCCATGAACGTTGCTTGCCAATCTGCGGATTTAGTTTTGTATTTGGTGCTGACTTCAATAAATTTCTGCAAAAGGTCTGTGCTTGGCATCTTTACCCTCTCAGATGTTTTCCAGAGTAGGGCTTGCGCTTCGTCATTGGGCTCGAAATCTGCGGGAATTGCTTTTAGACTTTTGAAGTTTTTGTTTAAAGAAACAGAGCTCCTTGCTGCTTTTGGTGGCGCTTCGTCTGGGTTATCCACAGGGGGCGCCTTATCTCTGTTTTTTTTATTACTTGTTTTATTTATGGGTGTTTCTTTTATAGGAGCGGATAACCGTAACTCGGTAACCGTATTACGGTTTTTGTAACACGGTGAAGAAATGAAGTCTGAACCATCATTAACTTCTATATCTGCACGGTCAAAACGACCCTTGGTTCCACGTATTTGTACAATTTTTATTAGATTATATGATTCAAGAAGTTTCAAAAGAGAATTTATTTTATGAATGCCTATACCAAAATGAGCCCTCAATTGATTTTTGTGGAACTCCCAAGCTTCTGGTAGACTCTGCATATAAACATAAATGCCCAAAGCTGTTGCGTCGCTTAAGTTTTGAATAACATTATTTGGGATTGTAGTGAATCCCGACCCTGTTTTTTTAACCGTGTACTTGATTACTGACATGAAATCCTTCTCCTATTCTCCGTTCAGCAAATATTCTAGCTCTGGTGCTATAGCTAGGTTTCCATTGGTATCTTGATATCCATATATTTCACAATCTCGTCGGGTGCATTTAACTACGCATTTAATGGGTATGTATGATTCACAGTGTAAACATTTATCATAAATAATGTTAGCTTGTGTCATTCCTATTCCATGTACAGGGCAACAAAAATTCGCAAGCCTATCCAGGCGATGTTGTCTGGTCTGCTTTCTGCGATATGTTTTCTTAGAAGGGTTCTTGTGATAATTCGATGAAGTGTTATAATTAGTGGGCATTATTTATTTACCTTCCTGTGGTGAATAGAGACTTGCAGGGATTAAATGCTTCATTTTTATCCTTGTTTTGGCTAAAACTTGAACTAATCTGTGATGGGAGTCGTTCAAGATACGGTAAAGTGTTCCGCTGCAAGGAACACGATGTTACTTGCAGCTTTCCACTAAGATTTAGCATTATGAACTCTTTTCAAGATTAAGTGAATTCCCTACCCACCTAAATACATGAATAAATTCAAACGCTATTGTACTATTTTTGCATATTTTCTGGTTGATTCATTTCGTTTTCGGCTTGCTGAATCAGACTTCGATAGGCATCTTTACGGGTTTTATAAAGAAAATCTTCTTTAATCCATAAAGATTTGTCACCGGTATAATAAATCCCGTCATCGTTATTGACGATACCCTTGACTAAAACTTCATTCACTAGCGGATGTTGCATATTTATATTGTACGAATAGATTTTATCGCCAATATTAAACTTGCTTCCCTTAGTGTTTAATGGCGCTGGGGGCGTTGCTGTTGTCATTTACCGTCTCCTTGATTTCCTGTTTAATATCATTAAGTGTTTTCTGCTTTTGGTCGATCTCTTTAACCTGTTTCATAAAATCAGTGAACCAGGTACAGAGATTTCCACCAATCCATACAGCGCTTGCTTGAATCATTAGCTCACTGCTTTCCATATCGACTTCGACAGTGGCTAATACGCTACGCATATAATCAAATTCGCCCTTTACACGGTCGATATATTCTCGCTTCTCTTCCGCACTTACTTCACGAATATCCATTGATTTTTCCCTCAAAAATGTTGCCAATTATTAAAAAATCTTCATAACCAGCAAGTATTTCGAGCTGGCCTATTTCAGAAAACGTTAACTCAATATTACGGACTAAAATAATATCACCCTCAAATAAATATTTACCATTTATGTCGGGGATGGCAACAGCTTGCATTAGATTGTCACGATTGAATGATGTGAAACTTAAGACTCTTTGACCAGGCGAAAAATAGACAATACGTGGCGCTTTTCCATCCCTGAAAATCAATGATTTCACTTCGCACATTCCCAACTGTTCACTGTAATAGCGAAAATGCGGAAAGTGAATAGCTGGTTTATCTGCAAGTGCTTTTATTTCGGGATTTGCTTCTGCGATTAATGAACCTTTTGATAACTTTTCAAACTTTTTTTGCTGGTAGAAAGGGATGAATCCACGTTGAGCCCACACGTAGAATGATTGACGGGTAACCCCGACAGCTTTGGCGGCTTTGTTTGCGCTGCCATAGTATTCATAAACTTCTTCGAGCGTCATTGCTTTCCTTAAAGTTAGGCAATCGGCCGGAATTGCACCGGCTACAAGAATTTCTCTCAATCTCCTGTTCCATGCTTCATGCTTGCAAACAATCCACATTTCTACCTCAGAGAGCTATGCCACGTTATCAAAGTATTTTGCAGCGCTACGCCATACTTTGTCTTGAGCAACGTTCGATAAGCTACGTTCCACTGTCAACGCCGCGATTGCCATAAACTGGTTGGGAAGAGGCCGCGAATTATACCGACCATCCGCATTTCATCGTACGCTTACTTTGCAGACTACTAGGGTCTTTAGCCCTTCTCTGCCCGTAAACTGGTGAGGGGTACGAGTCTCGACGTCGCTCCTACAAAGACTAGGTTTGTATGGCTGGCCTACCCACTCATAAACTGGCGACCGAGTTTAACTTAACCACAGAGGCTTTCACTCCAGCGCGCAATCTTATAAATTAAATTCGGCCATAAACTTTAACATGGTTGACATGGTAACGCTTACTCGCTAAGATTGCAACATCCCTCCAAATGGGGAGAGGAGCGGTGTAAGGGTAAAGCTTCGGCAAACCTTACACAATTACCGAACGCATGGTGAGCGGATATCTCTGGAATGGGTCGCAAGATGCCAGACTGAAACGATATCAACTGATAGCTAAAACGTATTTTTAGCTTTGTCGAAAGACTCGAAAGCTCTAGGTCGTAAGACTGAAAAATTGCCCTAATGGTTCTGACAGGCCGGAAAGACGGCCAACTATATTAACCATCAAGTAGGTATGAGCATGATTACAGAAGAACAACGACTAGCACGACGTAACGGAATTGGCGGTTCAGATATGCCAATCATCCTAGGATTATCCAGCTACAAAACCCCCTACCAATTGTATTGCGAAAAGAAAGGCATCATTGATAGCTTTGGTGAGCAAACACAATTGCAATATTGGGGTAATCAGATTGAAGTTTTAATTCGCAAAGAATTCAGAAAGCGCAATCGTGTGAAAGTGACGACGCCCAAAGAAGTTATTATACACCCTTTCTATAGCTTTTTGCGTGGCAACTTAGACGGTTTCATACCTAAATGGAACGCTGTATTTGAAGCTAAGTGCTCACATGCGTTCATGGCGAAGCTTTGGGGCGAGCATGGTACTGATACTATCCCAATGGAATATCTTGTTCAGGTAGCTTTCTATTGCTCGATAACGAACGCGGATTGCGCTCATATCGCTGTGCTGATTGGCGGCAATGAATATCGTGAATATAAATATATGCGCGACCTTAGCTTAGAGAAAACCATTATTGATGCTGCTTGTGCCTTTTGGGATGCTGTGCAAAACGAAACTCCACCCCCAGCAACGGCTATGGTTGACTTGAAATTAATGTTCCCCCGTCATCATCCAGACAAAATAAAAACTATTCCGTCCGACCTTAATGAGCCCCTTCTAATGCTTCGCGATACGAAAGCAAAAATGAAGGAATTATCTGCCATCGAGAATGACGCCAAATTTAAAATTCTAAAATATATGGAAGATGCTGAATGTCTGGTAGACGCTGACGGTAATCCGTTAGCAACATACAAAGCAAATGTGAGAGGCTCACGAACATTTTTATTGAAAGGGGTTAGCGATGAGTAAAGATTTTTTGTTTTACGAACTGGGAAAGCTGCGCGCTCAACTAGAAAAAGTTTATATAAAAGTCAGGGGTACAGGCGACGAAGTTGTTACCGATGAAGATATTGGCGCACTCATTACAAATTTAGATTCTATTGTTCTTAGAGCTGTAACCGGAGAAAAAAAATGAATACAGAATTAGCAACCATGCAAAACCAATCACTCGAACTGATTAATGCAAAACAAGAAGCTGAAATCCTAAAATTAAAATTCGAGCTTCAAAAAATCCAGGCGCAGAAAGCTTCTCGCTTAGAGGATAGTTTATTCTCGCCTACCCTATTCCCGCACTATCAGAAAGTAGCTGAAACCCTATCGAAGTCAGGGGTAATCCCGACCGCCTATAGGGGTAAACCCGAAGATATCTTCGTAGCAATGGCTATGGGGTACCAGCTGGGCTTTCCAGTCGAGCAAGCTTTACAGGATATCGCAGTTATCAATGGTCGCCCATGTTTATGGGGTGATGGTTTGATGGCATTGGTGTTAATCCATCCTGAGTGCGAAGAGATTGACGAAGAACCGATTTATAGCGGCCAGGTTATCACAGGGTATATCTGTACGGTTAAACGTAAAGGCCATAAGCCACACACGAAGAGCTATACGATTGATGATGCAAACAAAGCTGGCTTACTCAAGAAAGGCGGCGCATGGTCAACGTCAGAAGCTCGAATGCTACAGCTGAGAGCTCGCGCATTTGCCCTACGTGATAAATTTGCCGACGCTCTTCGTGGTTTACGCCAAGCAGAGGTTGAAATGGACGAAGGCGAAATCATTGAAGGTGAGGTTGTATCTAATGCTCCCGCAGAAAACAAGCAAGTTGATAAGCTTAAAAATATTCTGAAAACGAATTCTGCACCAGCTGCCGCGCCGAAGGAACCTGTTAAAGAAAAAAAGCAGGAGAAAACACCTGACGATAATACACCAATTTCCGACGACAACATTTTAGAAATCCAACGATTGATGGAAGAAAAAGGTTTCGATGATGTTCGACGCTTAAAAGCAATGGATTATTTTAAAGTGAATAAGCTTGTGGAACTCACAAACGCACAAGCCAAAGTTTTCTTATTGCAATTATCGAAAGCATAATCTGAGGATTCAATATGATTAACAAAGCCACGATTCTAGGGCGAATCGGTAAAAAAGATTATAAGCCCACAAAAAATGGCAGTCACTTATGCGCTTTGTCCATTGCAACGAATAGAAAGTATTTAGATTCGCATGGGCAGAAACGTGAAGTCACGACCTGGCACAATGTTAATTTCTTTAACCGCCTGGCAGAAGTCGCAAACAAATATGCAAATGTTGGCGACTTGATTTATGTCGAAGGCGAAATCAGCAATAAAAAGATTGAGGATAACGGCGTTAATCGCGTTATCCATTCAATCGTGGGCAGTGAATTAAAATTGCTGCCTGGTAATAAAAAAGAAATTCAGGAGCCAGTAGAAATTGCAGCACCACCAAACAATGATTGGGATAGCTTTGATTCAGAGGAGCCACCGTTTTGACAGAGAAAACAACGACAAATGATGAAGAGCTAGAAAATACTTTAAAAGAAGCCCATAAAGAACTTAAAACGGCAATTGTGAAATTATTATTTGATTTCACTGATAAGTATTGCGCGCCCGAATCAAAAACTTATCCTTATGCTTCCTATGTAATAATTCAAACATTATGTGAAGCATTAAGCGAAGCTGAATATCAAGTAAAAGGTTGTGCTGGTTTTACAAGAAAGCAAATTGACCATATCTGTTATCAAATTGGTGATTGGTACTTGATGATGAAACCTTTGCTTGAGGGTCAGCATAATCTGGGATATATGAAAGAAAAACTTAAAATAATGATTTGCGGAGACGAATAAAATGGAAAAATGTTTCGACCATTTTATAGGGCAATCAATAATTAAACCGACAATAACAGGTGTTTTAGTTCAAGAATCGCAACGGCATTTATATTTTATAAACCACGATGAATATGTTGAATTTAATTTTTGTCCTTGCTGCGGAGAAAAGCTGAAAGATGAAGAATAAATTAAGCACCGCACCAGTTTTAAATAAGAGAACTGTGAATGCTCCGAAGATTTTATCGCCAGAAGATTCGCCAATTCATTTACAGGATTTAATGGATTTAGCTAGAGAAGCCGGACAAAAATCTGCGGAAGGCGGCTGGAATCTTGTCATTCACTTAATCCATGAGAAGCTTGGAAAATCATCTATTACAGGCAATGACGCGCTTAGCTTAATGACAACTTGCGTGACTTATTATATGGCAACCTGGATTGTTTTAATGAGACGTATGGCTGATAACGATGAAGCTGGCATTGAAGTTGAAGAAATGATAGAGGGTATTATCCAAGGCACAAAAAAGCTTATAAAATCAGCTCAAATGATTGATGGGGTTTCTAAATGACTGCGGTTACTGAGTATGGAAAAGGTTTTCACGATGGTTATTACAAAGCCACTCACACTATTTATGTGTCGCTTAAAGCAAGTCGTGCAGCTGAATCAACGCCGAATATTGATAGTCCAATCCAAGGAATTCTGGATAGTCTGGAAATTATCTTAAGGAATTATAACAAGTGAATATTTATATTTTAAATCGTCAGTTAAAAACTGGTGAAGTGATACAGCTCCGCGCTTTTATGACTGAGGCCGAAGCAAAGCGACACGCGCATATGAATGAAACGTTTCTCCAAGAAGAATATATTTATTTTATTACTGAGATTCCGCTTTCATTGCAAAATCACAGTTTAGAAATAATTCCCGTTAAAATGAGCGAAACACAACCCGAGTTTCGCAAAGGGTTTGAGTTCATTATTCAATGCTTATATGACCATAGTCATAGCTTACAGAGTCCGGATGAAATTAATAGACTGATAAGCTCAACAAAGCTTTTAATTGACTTAAAATCTTTTTGGCCTAGAGAGGATGACAATGAGCCTGTACCCTAGATTTCGTGGAACATCTTTTGAAGTTGAAGGTGGCTGGGCTTGGGAAGTCTGGGTTACTCTGCTTGGCTCAAACGAAGATGGCTGGATATTCAAAACCAAAGATGTTTTCCCAACTAAAGAAGCCGCTATTGAAGATATGAAAAAAGCAATCCAAGCATCTTGTGATGATTTGCAGAAAAACATCCAGGGCAAAGTCACCGGTGAATACATTGATATGAAAACGAATGAAACCCTTAAATGGGATAAGACTAAACAGAATTAGGTGGCTAATGTCAGAAATTAACGTTCAAGATTTAATTAATATGAATTATCGAATATGCACTTTAATGGGCATCATGACATCAATTTTTATTGACGTAAAAAATAGCCAGCCACGTTGTAATCACTATAAATTCGATTGGATTTTAGATGCGATGAATGCCGTCATCTATGAAAATAAACCTATTCCGCCGTTGCCCGAAAAGGATTTGTTATGAGTGAACGCAAATCAATAACAATGGACAACCTTTCGTATAAGGGAATGTTTCTAAGAGCCTGGGAATTTTTAGGCTTTGATATGTATCGAATATATTTCCGGCCTTATCAATGCGAAACAATCTGTGGCAAAGATTGCGAAGGTGGTCATGGTTTTGATTTTGCAGTAGTCGAATGGGTTTCCTCAAGCGGTGACGATGATAGATGGCAGAATGATACCGAAGTGCAATTCCTTTTTAATGGAATTGCCTATTTTGATGGCATTAGGCATATGTGGCTTGGCACGGAGCAAGATGAAATTTTTGGATATGTGAATTACCCAAACCTAGAAGAGCTCATTGAAATCTTGCAAGAAATCCGAAAACTTGAATTAAAATATTGTAGGAATTACTAGAATGAAAATTTTCAAATACCCAATACCACCTAATGACCAATTCATGATTCAGATGCCTAAAGGGGCTAAAATCCTTTGCGTACAGATGCAAAACAATATTCCTTGCATCTGGGCTATGGTTGACGAAAAAGCGCCTCTACG